AGCCATCCGTGCCAAGTGTCTCGACTGTTGCGCTGGTTCCAGTCACGAAGTCGAACATTGTGGAGCTGTGAAGTGTCCTCTCTATGCCTACCGCTCCGGCAAGTCCCCTAATCGAAAGCCCCGTCAGCTTACTGAAGAACAGCGTAAAGCCGCCGCAGAACGTCTGGCTAAAGCACGAAACTCTAAACTCATATCTGAAAAGGAATAACACAATGGCTGAACAGCAGAAAAAGCGCCGCCCCTCTCATGCTACTCCCCGTGGCACCCTTCTTTTCGCTCATCTCACTGCCCCTGACTATGGTACCGAAAAGTACCCTAATCCCGAAGGCTCCTTCTCCGTATCCCTTATCCTTTCCGCCTCTGATTCTGACCGTCTGAAGTCTGTTCTCGCTGAGGAGATCGAAGAGGCTCGTGAATATACGAGAGAGAAGTTTTCCCAGCTCAAGCCTGCCGCCCGTAACAAGTTCGGCAAGCCCACCTTCAATAATATCTGTGAGCCGGAATACGACAAAAACGATGAGCCTACTGGTAACTACCGCTGGCGCTTCAAGACTGCCGCTTTCGTGACTGATAAGAACACGGGCAGAAAGCGTGAGAAGTCTGTCCCCCTCTTCGATTCTATGAATCAGAAGGTAGCTCTGAAGGAGGAACCCGGTAACGGCACTGTGGCTAAGGTGTCTTTCGTTGCCGCTCCCTATTTCGTTGATGGTCAGGGTATGGGTGGTCTCAGCCTGTATCTGAACGCTGTCCAGATTCTCAAGCTCAACAAGGCTGGTGAACGCAGTGCTGAAGACTATGGATTCGCTGAAGAAGATGGTGGCTTCACTGCGGATGAAGTTCGGGACGAAGCTGTCGAAGCTGTGTCCGAAGATTACCCCGCAGTCGCCTCTGAATCCGGCTCTGAAGATGCCGATTTCTAAGGCAGAACTTTTCCGCAAGTGGAATAAGGCAAGGGAAGCGACAGGGTTCCGATCTAAGTTTGAGGCTACGGTTGCTAAAGGACTGCCTGAGTCAGCTCTTTATGAGCCGTGCATGATCCCTTATTCCATGACCGTTTCGGCCCGCTATAAGCCGGACTTCGTTCTTCCCGATCAGGCTATCCTTATCGAGGTCAAAGGCCGCTTCACTATCGAAGATCGCACTAAGATGATGCAGGTCAAACGTCAGTATCCTGATCTCGATATACGGCTTCTTTTCCAGTCCTGTAAACAGCGCATCACAAAACTGATGACAGCTGAAGACTGGTGCCGAAAGATGGGATTCCCCTGCGCCCAAGGCCCTAACCTCCCTGAGGAATGGCTGGCGCACAAGCCTACCCACGCCCAGCGAAGGGCTTTTGACGAACTTTTCTCGAACAAGCTGAACACCTCTACCGTGTAAAGGAGATGACATGAGCGCCAAGGACTATGAACAGGATAACGAAGGATCAACCTTCATAAGGCACGAAGCCTGCCCTAAGTGTAGGGAAACAGGTAACGACAGAGACGGGAATAACCTCGCCCGTTATTCTGATGGTCACGGCGTATGCTTCTCCTGCGGATATTATGAAAAAGGGGAGGGTGAGTGTGAAGGCTCATCCTCCCTTTCTTCGTATCGTAAGAAGCCTTCAAACCTTCTTGATGTGACCTTCCGCCCCCTTACTAAACGTGGTCTTACTCAGGAAACCTGTCAGCTTTTTGGCTATGGTGTTTCCAAATATCGCGGTCTTCCCTGTCATGTCGCCACTTATCACGATCAGTCCGGGAACATTGTGGGCCAGCATCTCCGCATGGAGGGAAAAGAGTTCCGCTGGCTGGGTGAAGCGAAGGCCGTCAAGCTCTTTGGTCAGCACCTTTGGAAGAAAGGTGGGAAGCGTCTTGTTATCACTGAAGGAGAGATCGACTGTCTTTCTGTGAGTCAGCTTCAGGGAAATCGTTGGCCTGTGGTCAGCCTTCCTAATGGCGCACAGTCAGCGGTTCGTGCCATCCGTGATAACCTCGAATGGGTCTCTTCATTTCAGACCATTGTACTTGCTTTCGATATGGACGATCCGGGGCAGACTGCCGCCCGTGAGTGCGCCTCAATCCTTCCTGTGGGACGTACTTGTATCGCCTCACTTCCTGCCAAGGATGCCAATGAGTGCTTGATGAATAATCAGGGACAGGCCCTTGTCACTGCTCTCTGGAACGCTGAAGAGTTTCGGCCTGATGGTATCAAGGCTGGTAAAGACCTCTGGGAAGACCTGATGACACCCCCGCGTGAAGGTTATTCTATTCCTTATCGGGAGCTGAATGAGAAATTCGATGGCTTCCGCAAAGGAGAGCTTTATCTTTTCACCGCTGGCTCAGGTATAGGCAAGTCCACCATTGTCAACGAAGTCGCTTATCATCTCCACATGGAACATGGGCTTAACCTTGGCATTATGGCGCTTGAGGAAAGCCCTTCTCGAAACGCCCGCCGCTACATAGGCATCCACCTCAACCGTCCTATATGGCTCCCTAAGGTTTTCAATGAAACACCTAAGGAAGACATGAAGAAGGCTTTTGAGGAAGTCTGTGGTTCTGGTTGGTGGATTTATGACCACTTCGGTTCTACCCAGATCGACTCTCTGCTTTCTAAAATCCGCTACATGATTACCGGCCTCGGCTGTGATGTCATCGTTCTCGATCACATCTCTATCATCGTGTCTGGTTTGGAGACAGAGGGTAATACTGACGAGAGAAAAACCATTGACCTCTTTATGACCAAGCTCCGATCCCTCATCGAAGAAACAGGTGTCATGGTCATAGCGGTTGTCCACCTCAAACGTCCTGATAAAGGAAAGTCATACAATGAAGGCAGGCAGGTTAGCCTCTCTGACCTCAGAGGCTCAGGCTCACTTGAGCAGTTATCTGACGGAGTTGTTGCACTCGAAAGAGATCAGCAGGCAGAAGGTGACGATGCCCATGTTGCCTACATCCGAGTCCTCAAAAACAGACCACTCGGAGCCACTGGAGAAGCTGGAAGCTGTCGTTATTTCCCTGACACCGGAAGACTGCTCCCGATTACAATCTTTGATGAAGAAGGTTCGTGTGGAACAAGAGGTTCGGAAGTGGAAGAAACAGAAAAGGACTTCTAATGTTCAAGCAACGTGACATTCATCGCAATTTCTGGGGCTGGATTCCTGACAAAGGAACTCCGGCCCTTCTTTTTGACATAGAAACCAACGGCCTTCTTGATGCTACTACGAAAGTCCATTGCATCTGCGCTAAGGACTGGCTCACCAAGGAAAAGTTTTCTTTTGGCCCACAGGAGATTGAACATGGCCTCAAACTATTGGCCTCTTATCCTCTGCTTATTGCCCATAATGGGCTTTGTTTTGACGTGCCTGCTCTGGAAAAACTTTACAGACAAGATGGCCTCTTTACAGGAAGCGATCACCACGTCTTCGACACCCTCACAGCCTCCCGCCTTATCTGGTCAGACCTCAGTAACGAGGACTTCGATCGAATCCGAAAGGAAGAACGAAGAGCCGCTAAGGGTAAGAGTGTGTCTGTGCCTTTTCCACGAAAACTTATTGGAAGACACTCACTCTCTGCTTGGGGTTACAGACTTGGGAATTTTAAAGGGGACTACGCTCAGACTGTAGAGAACGCATGGGATCACTGGTCGCCTGAAATGCAGGCATATTGTGAGCAGGACGTAGAGGTTCTTGAGTCCCTTTACTCTTTGATCCTAGACCAGGAATACAGCCCTGAAGCTCTCGCTTTAGAGCATGATTTCCAGCGAGTCATTTTCACGCAGGAGCGCACAGGTGTTTTCTTTGATGAGCCTAAGGCTGTCGAACTGTACTCAAATCTAGCGGCTAAACGTGATTCGATTATCCGTGATCTTCAGGAAGAGTTCCCCCCTAAAGTAGAAGAGGAAATCTTCATTCCTAAGGTCAACAATCGAACTCGTGGTTATGTCAAAGGTGTTCCTTTCATCAAGAGGCATACCATACCGTTCAACCCTAGTTCTCGTGAACAGATCGCGGAGCGCCTTCAGGGACTTGGATGGCAACCTGCGCTTTATACCGAAACAGGTCAGCCTGTTGTGGATGAAGACGTACTGAAGAGTCTCCCGTATCCGTGCTGTAAGAAGCTCACCGAGTATCTTGAACTCACAAAGATCATCGGGATGCTGGCTGAGGGTAATCAGGCATGGCTTAAGCTGGTTACGAAAGAGTCCCGTATTCACGGCAGGGTCGTCACCTGCGGCGCTGTTACAGGACGTTGTACTCATAACAGTCCTAACCTTGCCCAAATCCCAGCAAGAGGAACTTAC